CCTCCTGGGCGCCTGGGGAGCCGTCGCCGCCTTGCGGGCCGCGGACACGGGCCTGGAACCCGCACATGTCCGTGGCGCCCTCGAGCATGAAACCCGCGCCGGGGGTCGGGGTGAGCACGACCACCTGATCGGGCGTGGCCGGGATGTAGGGGCCGAGGTAGAACGGGACGCCGGTCTCCTGGTTGGCATCCCAGCCCATTGAGGTCAGCCACGTGATGACGTCGGAGGTGGCGACGGGCACGGCTCACCGTCCTACGCTGGGCGGATGAGCGAACCCCGGATCGAAGCGCGGCACGCCGCCGCATGGTGGGCATCCCGGCTTGGGCACGCAACCCATGACATCGGCGGCCGGACAGCGGACGAGCGCGAGAAGTCCGCGAACGCGAATCTGGCCACCATGTTCAAGGGAAAGACGTTCACCCCTGAGCAGGTCGACGCCTTCCGCCGCGAACTGGCCGGGACGATCGAGGAGCACCTGTGCGGGTGGGAGGCGGGTGTCCATGAAGGCTCATGGCGGCCGGAAGAACCGCAGTGGGGGTCGGCTCTGCGGGCGTTCGGATGCGACTACAACCCCGAGCGGATACTGACCGAGGCGGCCGAGCGCGCAGGATTCAAGATCGGCGGCCTGGACCTGCCGATGAAAACCTCAATGTGGATCAACCCGGGCGAAGTCAAGGTAGCGGAGGGCTATAGCGCGCCAATCGAAGTTGCCTGGCGGGCGTTACGCACCGTTGGCGCGATGTGTCCAGCGCGCCCGGTACTCAAGCCCCGCGTCCGAGAGCAACTGCCGCTCATACGACTGGCCGTCCGCGAGCACGGCGACTCGCTCCCGTCCCGCGAGCGGCACCACAACCCGCTCCGCGCCGACCTCCCAATCGGTGCCGCCGACTGAACGGGAAACAATCGACCGTTCACCTTCGCAGCGGAACAGCAGCACATTCCGGCGGCCATCGGTGATGTCGGTGATGCTGCCTTCCTGGTCACCCGGGGTCAGTGTGCCGAGGGTCAGCCAGTCTTTCGCGCCGCTGGGCCGGATCTCATACAGCAGGGTGCCAGTCACCCCGGCAGCATAGAGCGCTCAGAAGCCCCTGCTCCAAAGAAACCTAAGTTCCTTGGCGCTGTACTTGCTGGGGATCGGGTGATGCTCGCGCCAAAGAGCCCGCAACTCTTCCTCGCTGAGCCGGTGCTGGCGCGGTGGCCGGTCGTAGACGGTCACTGAATCACTGGTCACTATTGGATGACCACTGGCCCGCAGGTTGCTGTACAAAATTGGGGCCCTAGTGGCGACGCCACCGTCCTCCGCCAGATCCTCCATGCTCGCGATCAGTGACTGCTCGCCGCCGTCCTCGAGCACCTGCCGGGCGTAGGCGGTCAGGTAGTCGCCGTACTTCTCCATCAGCGGGGCCTGAAGGTACAGCGCCTGGCCACCTCTGGGGTGGTGCAGGTCCAAGCCCTCATGCCGGGTAACTGGTAGCGGGCATACACCTGGTCTACGACTACCGTGCCGACCAGATCGCCGCTACCGACCATCTCTTTGAGGGCATCTATGCGGTCTCCGAACGTGGACGCCATGCCCTCGTCACCTCCCCCCGCTGCCCGAGGGTGGTTGACTGGCCCGCATGACCGAGGCGAGTCGCGCTGATGCGGCGCTCACCGCTGTCCTGGGCGGCCAGTGCGGCTGCCCTGAACGTCACACCGGAAGCGCGGACGGTAGCTGCGGGACGGCTGCGGATGCGATGGCGTCGTGGCAGGTGCGTTCAGACGTCCCGATGTGCCGCCCGTGTGCTGCCTGCGTAAGCTTGACCGCACCCCCGGGGCGCGCAAGCGGGTCAGCGAGCAGGTACCGGCAGACTGGCTAGGACTCCCGATACTGCGCGGGGCACGAGCCTGCCAGATCAGCAGGCCGGTGCGGCGTCAGTCGTGAGGACGGCCCCGGGGGGATCACCACCAGCCCTCCGCGAACCGCGTGCCCGGTGCCCCGGCAGGCTCGATCCCGCCGCGCCCGTTGGGCACGGTGCCGCTGTCCGAGTAACCGAAGATCGACGGAATCGTCTGGACCACGTGCCCAGGCTTATCGGTGGGATCGGCCGGTGCCGTGGGAGCGATCTCGATGTTCCCCGCCACCACGTCCTTGAGCGTCGAGATCGCATCGTTGTACCCGAGCACCACGGGGTCGTACTGGCTGAGATCCTTGCCCTTGCGGTACGTCAGCGTCGCGTAGAACGTGGCGATCTGAATGGTGCAGGTCTTCACCAGATCGGGCACATTCGCCACCGGGTCGGCCGCGTCGATGACGAAACTTGTGCCGACATAGGCGCTGACCTTCGAGCTCGCCTGCGCAATGGCCGCGCTCAACTGGTAGTCCTCGAGCATGGCGCAGGTCCCCGTGCCCGCGTCCGTCCCGGCGACGTTGGAGCGGATGTCGGCCGGCAGGCAGTACATGGCGGGCATGGTGCCTCCCCCTCAGTCACGCACCGATGCGGCCAAGCGACTCGTTGATGTGCGAGTTCCACGCATCCCACCTCGTGCAGTTCGCCCCGAGGTAGTTGTCGTCCAACTCGCTTACATCCTCGGTGATGCCGTGGTCACCGCCGACGATGACCGTCACGGTCAGACATCGACGCATGAGCCCGCGCAGCAGGTCGCGCCAGCCAATGGTCACGGTCTGCCTGACGAACGGGTCGTCGGCTGGGTGCTGAAACACGAGCGTCCGGCTGTCGATGCGCGTGGTGACGTGGTAGCGCGGGCCGGTCTCACGGCTGTCGTAGGTCGCCCGGATGGACGTGCGCTTAGGTCTCGTGGTCATCGCGCCCATCATGCCGCATCGTTGTCCGGGACACCCGAGCAGCACGTGCAGGCCCGTTCCGTGCACCTGTGGCACTTGCCCCGCTCGCAGTGCAGGCAGATGTAGTCGCCGTCCACGTCGTCACGGATGCTGCCGGTCACGAGGCATCCCCGCCACTGCCCAGGGCCTCACGCACCGGCACGACGCCCAGATCCCGTATGGCCGACTGGAGCTCGGCCAGGCCCGCGGCCACCGTCCCCGGCAGTCCCGCCGCGTCCTGCGCTGTCATAGCCCGGATCATCGCGTCCGCCCGGCACACCCGGGCGATGAAACCCGCGACGGGCTCCACATCGGCGATGGTGACCTCAAGGGTGGCGTACTGGGCCATGACCTACTTGCCCTTGACCCCAGTGCCCTTGTCCTTCGCCGCCGCCGGGTCCACCGAGAAGTCCGTCTTCGGGTCCTTGGCTTCCGGGGCGTTCCGCGGGTCGGCCGGGTCCGCGACCTCATCGTTCACGGTCACCTTGGACGAGCCGGGCGGGTCGGGGCGGGCACCGAACGCCTCCGCGGGGGGGCGCTGGCCGAACAGATCCTTCGCCTTCAGGTTCGGATCGGCCTCGTTCTGGTCGGCGGCCGGGCGGATCACCGGGCGGCGGTGACGGTGGAGGAAGCCGTGGGCCTGCTCGTCGGTCAGGGTGACCGTCTCCCCCTTGTGGACGATGTCCGCGGACTTTTCTTCCTTGGTGCCCTCACGGCTGATGCTCAGGTTCGTGAGAGCTTCCCAGACGCGGTTCCGGGACTTGGGCTCGGGCTTGGTGTCCGGCTGCGTGTCGGGCATGGGTGATCGCCTCCACGGCGCGTCTAGTAACACATCTGGTTATGTTTTCGGGTATGCTTAGGGTTATGACCAAGGAAAAGAGCAGAGAGACCCGCATCCGTCACGCGCTCGCCCGGCAGGGCTACACGCTCAGCAAATCCCGCCGCCGCGATCCCCGCGCGCTCGACTTCGGGCGCTACACCATCACCGACGGGACCGGCGCGTTCGTCTACGAGGCACCCGTACTGGACGGCATCGAGAAATGGCTCAACGACGAGAACAGTCACACCCCGAACGCGCCGACCGGGTGGGAGAAAGCCGGGCGGGTCGGCATCGACACCGGGACGGTGCTGCTCGCCGATCCCTGCTTCGAGGGCCTGTCGCAGGAAGCCCTCGGCGCTACCGAACTCACCGACGGCGTGGCCCGCTGCACCAACAGTTACGGCGTCCCGATCGCCATGCTCGTCGGAACCGGCGTCGGTGACGGCTGGTTTCCGGTGAGCGTCCGCCGCGACCAGGACGGCCAGGTCACCGCGGTGCGCATCGACTTCACCTACGACGAGGAGATCCAGCCGTGAACCACCATCCGGTCAAGCGCCTCACGGCGCCCGACGGAAGCCGCGTCAACATCGACGTTCAGCTCGCGCCGCTCATCAAGGCCCTGTGGGCGGCCGGGTACGAAACCATCGGCTGCTGCCAAGACGTCGGCCAGGGCATCAGCGCGAGCGTCAGCAATGCGAGCGCTAAGCGTAGGGGCACCTACTGGAAGGGCTACGCCCTGCTGGAGATGCCCGTGGAGGACATGTGCAAGCTTCTGGATGCGGTGAAGGGCACGCCGCAGTTCAAGGACCGGATGCACTGGGCTGATCAGGGCGCATGGGAGATCGCCATTCAGGTAGCGCCGTTTGGCTTCGACGGGGCCGCCGAGCCGGTGCCGTGGGCTCAACTGCGCTTCCCTAACGACCAGATCAGTGATCTCGTGGACGTCATCAGGGAAGCCGGCTGAGTTAGGCGGCGGGCCGCCGCCGCGCAAAGTAGTCGGCGGCCTTGACGTGCCAAAAGAGAATCCCGGCGGCAGGCAACGGCGGGAACCCTGCCAGCGGTACCGGCCGGGGCCAGTCAGCACCCGGCGGCAGATTCCTCAGCAGGAACGCCGTGCCGCACGTCTTCCCCTTGCCGCCCGGCCCCCTATTGCATGCCCGGCAAGCACGCAGCAGGTTCCACCAGTGGTCGGTACCAAGCAGGCCGAGCGGGAAGAAGTGCTCCAGCTCGTGCGGCTTGGTCCCCACGGGCACGGGTGCGCCGCAGTAGAAGCACGGGAAGCCCTTGCTGACCTGCCGGAAGAGACGGGACAAGCGGCAGTCCTCGTCAGACATGGCCGCCTTGAGCTGCGCCCGCCGGCGGGCGTTGGCCGCCTCATCCGTCTCCGGGTGGGCCGCCTTGTACTTCCGGTTGTTCGCCTGGATCGTCTCGCGGCTGTCCTCGCGGTACCGCTTGTCATACGCATCGCGCTCTCCGCTCTCAGAGCGCGCCTTATTGCGCTTCCGGTCCTCAGCCTTCCGGAATGCCGGTCGGCAAGACGCGCACCGATCAGACGGACGTCCGCGGACCGGCGGCAGTGCCGCGCCGCAATCCACACAGAACCGCCGGTTAGTGCCGTTGTCCCGACGGACCCGGGCTTCGCTTTTCAGCTTCCGGGTGCGTTCCCGCTGACATGGCGGGCAATGCCAGCTCGTACCGGTTGCGGGAACGAAGGCTGCTCCGCACTCCGCGCAGGAGCGCTCCTTGAACTTCCTCGGGCCAGCGCTGGAGATACCCTGCATGGTGCTGCACCTCTGAACCAGGTGTGGACACGTCCCGGGGCCGTCGCAAGCGGTCGCCGGGACCTCCCTTCTATTCTATCCGAACATGTACGCGAAACCCCGCGCTCGCCTGCCGTGTCCGGTCAGATACCGGAAAGCAACACCAGGGCGAGCGGCTGGTCGAGGCCGATGGCGCTGCTCCTTTGTGTGTCACTTCGTTGAGTCTTGCGCGGTTCGTCGCGGTAAATTGGTGAGGCCTGGAACGGCAGTTCGTCGGCGATGAACCCGCAGCGGTTCCGCTGCATGATGATGGCATTTCCGGCCGGGATCTGCCTCGACACCATAACGTCAAGGTTAAAGATCTTGTTCGGGAGCACTCCGGTATATTGGAGGTTTTCCGACGCTATGTCACCGATGTACGGGGCCGCGAAGCTGCTCGACTGGAGCAGGGTGTTCTTCGTCCCGTGGTTGATGATCATGGTGTCGGCTTCGAACCCGAGATAGCTCGAAAGGCCCGTGATCGGACTGCCGATCGAGGCGTTTTCCACCAAATACACACCGTTGGCGATGTCGCCGCGGATGGTGGCGTTCGAGGACGCCCACGGGTTGGACACGGCGAGAGTCTGGATGCCGGCGTTGGCGACCACGGCCGAGAAGAAAGCCTGGTTCCAGCTCCACGTCATCGTGTTCTTCACTTGCTGTAGCTGCCTGGTCACAGGATCGATGACCTGGCGGCGCCGCATCTCATCCGACACCATGATCGCCATGGCGCGTTCGTGGGTGAACACGACCCGTGGGGTGCCGACCGAGGTGGGCACGACCGGGACCTCAGCGAACTCCGCCCTGATCTCGGGAACGTCGTCCGCGTACAGCGGCGTGGACTCCTGGTACCGGACGGCACCGGACGTGGCGAGGCCGCCAGCGCGGAGCACGCTGTCCACGATGAACTCGTTCTGAACCATGTCCAGAATGAGTGCGGGGATCGTCAGCGGGTCCTTGAGCAGCGCGTCGACTGTTACCCGGGGGCCGTCGAGGCTGGAATATGCCGGAGTAGGCACTTGGTCACTTCCTTTGGTGGGTGCTTAGTCCGGCGTTCAGCCGAAAATGCGGGCGCGGCCGACCGCGTTGACAGAGGTGGTGACGCCGCCGGGCTGCGTGCAACGGCCGACGATCTCGTCGAAGGTGGCGCTGCTCGCGGGGGTGACCTGGCCGTTGGCGGCGACGGTTAGGAGCGCGCCGAAGGTGCAGTTGGCGGCGTAGGTGACGTGCATGTCGGCGCCGTGGTAGACGCTCACGTAATCCGGGGCTACGGAGATGTCCAGGAGGGGTGCGCCGCCGGCGTTGGTGTCGGTGGCGTCGGCCTGGTTGGGGTACGGGGCGGCGTCGTTGCCGGCGACGCCGAGGACGTTCTTGGCGTTCAGGCCGGCGACGGAGACCGTGGTCGCGCTGCTGCCGTCGGCGACGACGAGCTGGCCGCCGGCGACCGCGGCCGATACCTGATAGCTGTCCGGGCCGTGCTTGACGTGGGGGAGAGAACCGGCCACTGAGGGTCACCGTCCTTGAGTTCGGGCATGAAAAAACCCGCGCCGAGGACGGGGCGGGTAGAGCGTTCGGGGTGGGTGCTGGTGCTGTGGTCCGGGTCAGATGCCGGTCATGCGGCGGACGGCGCCGACGAGCTCGGTGCGGTCCTTCGTGGTCTGCTCCTCGGCGGCGCGCTCAGCGTCCCGGCCACCGTCCAGGGGGGAGCCCATCTCGCCCGAGAGGTCGAGCATCTTCACGGTTTTGCCCACCTCCGACAGCACCTTGCGGACGATCGCGCCGGCGTCCACGTTGCTGCCGTTGGACAGTTCCACGACGTGGCCTTCACCTTCGAGGACGGGGCGGGCCAGGTCGGTGATGCGCGGGGGGATGCCGTACTCGCGGCTGTAGTGGTCGCGTTCCTTCTCGAACGCGGCCCGGTTCAGGGCGGTGGTGACCCGGGCGAGCTCGATGGAGGTTTCCTCGGCGCGGGAGTTGGCCAGGTCGATCGCGGCCTGCGCTTCCGTGCTCAGGGACGCACCCACGGGGACCTTCTCGTCCGTGGCCGCAGCGTCCTTGCTGTCTTCCTCGCCACCGTCGCCTTCGGTGCTCTCGTCCCCTTCGCCGTCGGGGAGGGATGCGAGCAGGGCCTGCAGTTCCTCGTCGGTCAGCTGGTCTTCGCCTTCGGCGGCGGGCTCGGTGTCGGCGACGGCCAGGACGCGCTCGAACTTGTCGTCGGGGAGGTCGAGCAGCTTCGCCAGCCGGGCCTCCTGGTCTGCGGTGAAAGCCATGTGAGTGTCCTCCGTGGGAGTGCCGGTTGGCGGGGTGATGTCTGCGTTCGCTGGGGTGGTGCCAGTGGGGGGCGCTGCGCTCTCGGGCACCGTGTACTTCTCGCCGGTGAGGTCCAGGACGTCCCCGTCGTCGTTGGCGGCGTCGATCGCCTGCCACGGCCGCATACCCGTGATCCGCGGATTCAGGGTGCCGAGGACATGCTGGATGGCGGCGGGGAAGAACTTGCCGTCGGCGCGGTCGTACGCCTCCACGATCCGGGCGGAGACGCCCAGGTCGGGGTATTCGGCGAGGTGTTTGGCGGCGTCCTGGCCGGCTTCGACGATGATGTCGAGGCCGTCGTCGGTGAGTTCCAGGTCCCGGACGGTGCCTCTGCGCTGCTCGGGGGCGTTTGAGTGGCTGTTGGCCCCGTCGGCGAACTGGAACGGGACCACGTCGTATGCCTTGTCCCCGAACGCCTTGACCAGGCCCGCGAGGTATTCGCGGCTGAACGTGATCCGGCGGCCCTTGTAGTCGATGGTGCCGAGCGGCAGGACTTGCTTGCGCCACAGGGACGCACCGGACGGCCGGGCTTTGCCCCGGTCCATCGGGGTCAGGACAGTGGTCGTCACGTACGGCTCGCCTCCGTTACCGTGTGCACATGAAGTTCAGGGGGCGGAAGAAGCCGCGCAAGGTGACGATCAAGCCGGACGGGTCAGTTGACCTGACCGGCTACACGCTCGGGGAGATGATGCGGATGTCGCAGCATCCGGCGTTCCGTCAGGTGATGCGGGAGGCGCGGGAGAACCCGCCGGTGGAGGCTGAGATCCGGGACGTGGAGTTCAGGTGAGGGCCGGCGGCAGATGGCGGACCTGATTGCCGGGCTGATCCTGACATTCATCGTCGCGTGCGCCGGCGTCACCATGCTGTGGAACCAGCATCAGATCAACGCCACGATCCGGATGTGCAAGCGAGGCGACCACAGCATGTGCACGTCGCTCTCGCCGTGGTGCCCGCAGCGGAACTAGGCCGCCTTCGCCGTCTTGTCGTGCATCGCGTCGGCCCG